GCTCTCAACCCGCGAGATGGCCCCGAGGCCAACGCGGTCGAGGAGCGGGTTCACCCGGTCGACCAGCCAGTTGATTGCGGCGATCGCCTTGTTCGCCATGAACTCAACGCCGCTGATCGCAAGGTTGGCAGCACCGACAGCTGCTTCTCCGATGACGCCGGGAAGCGAGGCCCACAGGATCTTGATCGCGCCGAACCCGCCGACCCAGCCGGCGTAAATGAAGGCGATGGCGTATTTGCCAAACTGCATGATCGCGTCGAACGCGGTGGCGGCCCAATCCTTCAGGGTCGAGAATACCGAGCCCAGGTTGAGGCCATCCGATACGGTCTTCCAGAGACCCTTCATGGTGTCGCCGACGGTGATCCCGACAGGGCCGAGCTTCTCCATCTCTTTCTTGGTGAGGCCGAGGCTCTGGGCATATTTGTCGAGTTCGCCGGTTTGTTTGACGCTCGACTGGAACATCTTGAATGCGCCAAATGCCAGCGCCGCGGCAGCGGCAGCCGCCAACAGGTAGGGGTTGGTGAGCGCGGCGGCAGCAGAACTCGCGGCAAGACCAAGAAGTGCCCGGGCCATGCCCCCGATCCCCATGCCGGCCTGCATGCCGATCTGACCGATCTGCGTGCCCTGCTGCATGAACACGGTCAGCGGCTTTTGCCCCGAGAACAGGCCGACGACCATGTCGTTCAACTGGAATACAAGGTTCTGCATATGGTGGCTGGCAAGCTTGGCGGATCCGCCCATGCGGGTGATCCCGCCGCCGCCTGCCGAGCCCAGCGCCTTGTCAGCACGCGTGGCGGACTCTGCGATATCGCCCATGGCGCCTGCCACCGACCGCTTCATGTCGGCCATCTCCTTCTGGAGACGGGCGACGTTGGTGATGAGCTCAATTTCGAGGGTGCCGGCCTTCATCGGTTTGGCTCCTTCGAGATCATGAGCGAGCGGAAAGCATTGGTCACTTTCCGGGACACTTCATCGCGGTTGAGGCTGGACTTTGCCGTCCAGGGCGGCGGACAATCCGGCTCGCGGGCGCGCACCGTTTCGGCGACAAAGTCGACCGAGAGGCGGCGCAGGAGACGGGAGGCCCATGGTGGGAGATCAATCCCGGAGCATTGCTGCCAGTGATCGATCGATGCCCATGAGATGGGCACCGCGCCCATGGCTCCGGCTTCGCTGGGGCCGAGAGCCATCAGGTGGTCGATGATCCATGGCGTTCGGATCGGCGGCATGTCCGGTGTGAAGTCGTCCACTGCCATGCGCTGCATGCGGGTCAGCGGCTCGGCGTCGGGGTCTGACCGCGCTTTACTGCTGCTTCGAGGTTTGGGCGCGGTGCCGAGCCAGGCCAGTTGCCGAACGTAGAGGCTCAGCTCTCGGCCGAGCTCTTCGTAAAATTTGCCCAGTCATTGATGTGGGCGGCAACCTGGGCCGCGATGAACCCGATCGTGGGGTCGGCATAGGCCTTGCGGAACAGCTCCTGGCCTTCGAGGCCATCGGCCGGTGGATAGGCAAATCCGTTGAAGCTGACTGTGCAAGCAGCGAGGAAATCAGCCTGTTCAGCAAGCTTCTCCTCGGCGGTCTGGTCCATCTTCCCGCGCTTCTTGATCTTGTCCATCAGCTGGTTCTGCTGACGCTGCTGGGCCCGCTGGTAGACCGTGGTGCCCGGACCATAGACGGTGATTGAGAGCCGCTTGCCCTTGTCGTCGTAGAGCGGGGCGTCGTCGCCGCCGACGAGCTCGAGCGTAGAGGTTTCGGTTGCGGCAAGCTTGGTAATATCGAACATGGGTTTTCTCCGTCAGGATGTCAGGGATCAGGGCGCGAGAACTTCGACAATGCCAACACCGGAGGCGGTGGTGATCTGGTCGACCGAGCCGACGTTGACCTTGAAGCTCATGACCTGCGCCTGGAAGTAGTACTTGTCGCCGTTCTGGGTGGTGACGAGGAAGCTGTGGTCGCTGTCCGAGAGCGAGGCGGACTTCAGCAGGACCTGGCCTGCATCGTCGGTATCGAGGCCGAGCTGGATCGTCATCGTGCCCTGGTTGAAGCTGCCCTTCTTCTTGACCACGCCGCGGCTGCCTACGGGATTGAAGGTGACGAGATTGAACTCGCGGCCGAACTCGCCAAGGTCGGATACTTCGCCAACCACGGTCATGATGAGCGCATTGTAGCCGGTGGCATCGAAGGTCGCAGGGGTAGAAGCCGACACCTTCAAGGTGGTGCCGGCGGAAGTCCGAACGGTCATATTTGCTGGTCCTTATGAAGGTGAGGCTCAGCGCGCCTCGTTGAATGAGACGCGGAAGTCCTGCGTCTGCATGTGGATGCCGGTCTCCTCGTCGAGGAAATCAGGACCGGCGGAATCTGTTTGAACGGTGACGTCGCTAAGCCCGTCGATTGCGGGCATCCGGTCAGCGGCTGCCGCGCGGACAGCGGCAATTATGGTCTTCGCCTCCGGATAGGCCCGCGCCAGCACGGTCACCTGCACCCGTTCGGTCACCCGGCGCTTCGGCCCCGGCGATGGGATGTTCCGGTCGACGCTGCCGATGCTCATCAGGGCGATGGCGGGGAGCACAGTGCCCTGCGGAAGGGTGCCTGCGGCAATTCTCTCCGGCGACACAAGCGCCGTCAGCCCGGTGTCACCCACCAGGAGGCTACGAACCGCAATCACGCCGTTCATTCGTCGTCGACCTCGAGAGCTGGGGCCTTGAGATCGCCGATCTGCACCCGGTGGGCGATGTAGGCGCCCATGGCGGTGACCGCTTCCTCGGCTTTCTGCTCCAAAGCGGGCCGCAGGAAAGGTTTGGCGGCGTGCCCCGGATGCATGACCACGGGGCCGACGAAGTTCTCGCCGATCTTGAGGCTGCCGCGCCTCAGCATCTTGTTCATTGTGCCGATGCCGACCTTGCGCGGACCGTGCCGGGTCTCACGAACCGGCATGTCGGCGTCCGACACCGAGATCAGGTGGGGCGCGACGCCATATTCGATGAAGAGCCCGAGATAGGAGCCTTTTCCCCGCAGTTTGACGTAGGAGGAGAGCATGGCGCCATCGGTCCGGGTGCCGATCCCGATCGCGCGCTTCAGCTGCCCGGTCTTCACAGGCACATTGGCCTTGGCCTGCTGCTGGATCACCTTTGCCCCGGCACGCAGGCCGCCACGGATGACGTTGCGCTCGAGGTTTTTGGGCAGCTGATCGAGCAGTTGCAGCAGTTCGGGGCCACCCTTGAGCCTGAATGTCATGGCGCGGCTCCTTCACTGGAGAGTTCTTCGACCATCAGCTCAATGGCTTCGCGCCGTCCCAGCATCGAGGGGCCGGCAATAATCTGGTGGATGCGATTATCGATGATCACCCGCATGTCCAGCGTGATGCCGGCGAGGTAGCGGATGCGGATACGGGCCGGCCGACGCGCAATCTGGATCTGTTCAGCCATACGCTCGGCGCGGGAGGGGAGGATATCCTTCACTTCGGCCCAGACGCATGCGAATTCGACCCAGCTGACCACTTCAGTGCCATATTGGGGGTCGCGAGTGACCAGTTTGCGCTCGATCCGGATCCGGACGCTGAGCTTCGAGGCTAGATCCATCGTGATTGCAGCTGGGACACCAGCGTATCGAAAGCGAGACAGGTCCCACCTTCGCGGTTTTCGAATAGGGATGCCGTTTTCACGAGGATGGCTGCCCTTGCGATAGCCAGATCGGGGTCATTCTCGGCAAATCCGGCCGACAGGGTCACCTGGATCAGACCATCGGACCCAAGTTCGGGCCATGACTTGCCAGAAGCCGGGCGGATGCGGGTGAACCCATGCCTTTTGCGGGCAACATAGTGGCTTTCGGGCAGAATGATGGTCCCGCCATTGGCCGCCGTGTAGCGGATCTCGGCAACCCTGCAGGGCCTGACCGGCACGTTGATCTCAGGGCTCCAGCCTTCCAGCTGCAATTCGAGGGTCTGTTCGCAGAGCCTGAGGCCCGTCCGCTGTTCAAGTTCGGCTTGCGCGGCATCGAGCTTGGCGCCAAGCAGCAGATCCTCGTCATGGCCATCGAGGCGCAGCTGCTGGCGTGCTTCCTCGAGCGTCACGGCGCGATCCTGTGGCGGTTCCACCGTGACGATCTCGGACATTATTCGGCCTTGGTGCGATGGGCAGAACCGGACTTGCGGGTCACGGCGACCTCATCGGCAACAGTGGGCTCCGCAGGGGCGGGTTCTTCCAGGGCGTCGACCTCGATGGCGAGGCCGCGCTCAATCAGGCTGCGACCGGCCTGGTCATCGACTTCGAAGGTCTGACCAGTTGCGATATTGTTCGAGCTCACCGAGCTCACATGGACAGTGTCCAGGGCTTTGACGATCATGGCGTCCCTCCAAAGGAAATGGGGCCAGCCCTCAGGCCGGCCCCGTCAGATCAGACCTTGGTCGCGGCGGTCGCTGCGGCCGAGAAGTCGCCCTTCACGAAGGCCTCGGGGCGGTAGACCGCGAGCGCGAGGCGCTCTTCGGCCAGCACCGTCACGAGGTTCTTGCGGAAGTTCTGGTCGTCCTCGGTCGAGATCTCGACCACTGCGTCCATCCGGTCGAAGATCTGCGCGCCCAGCTGGAAGGCGCCGGTCAGGAACTTGCCCGTGGCCATCGACTGGGTGGAGACGACCGGCTGGCCCCAGAGCGTCGGCGACAGGTTGCCCTGCGGATTGCCGATGATGAACTGGCCGGTGGTGTCCTTGAGCAGTTCGATGCTGGCCCAGTCAGCCGGATGCAGCACGACGCCCGTCGACATGAGTTCCGAAAGCGCGGTCTGCAGCATGGCCAGACGCAGGACGTCGATCTTGGTCACAGGCGCCGGAATGGTGATCGGCGGGGTGAACGCGGTCGCCTGGGTGTAGATCCCGTTGAGGTCCGTCCCCGTGCCGCCGCCGTTCAGCAGCTGGTTTTCCTCGACCAGTGCCAGACCATAGGTCAGGCGGCCGTCGATATAGGACTGGAGCATCGGCACGTCGTCGAGGATCTGGCGGGTCGCCAGAACCCAGTGGGCAATCGTGGTGACGCTACTGGTGACGACATCGAACTTGATGTCGGTCTGCGGCTTGGTGGCGCCTGCTGTTTCCGAGACGGTCGCAGCCGCGTTGGTGAAGCCGGTTTCCTTGACATACTGCACCGCGTTGCTGGCAGTCCGGCCCGGGGTAAGCAGATCGCGCACCGTCAGACGGCGCTGGCCCGGCGCAATGACGCCCGGGATACGGTCCGGCACGATCAGGTCGCCGGCCGAGCCATTGGCATCGGTGGTGAGCGAGGAGATGATCGACTTCACCTCGACGCTGGCACGCCCGCGCGCCGTCTTGCTGTTCAGGAACGGCAGGATTGCCTCGTTGGAGACGACCTGTTCGCCGAGCGTGCGGGCCTCGCGGCGTTCATCGTCCTGCTTCTTGCGGGCGAGCTTCTGCTCGACCTCATCGAGGCGGGCCTTCGCTTCATTGAGCGCGGTCAGCGCCTCATCGGCCAGCTGCTTGGTCGACGCAGAGAGTTCTTCGCCCTTGGCGGCCTTGCCGAGGGCTTCCTCGGCGAGCGCCTTGACCTCATCATGGCGGGTATAAAAGTCCTTCTTTACGGCCTGCTGCTGCGCATCGAACGCAGCTTTCACTTCGCCGGCAAGCTGCTCGGCGCTCTTGGTGTCAGTCATGGGGTAACTCCGTGCAAGTGAGGTTCAGCCGCGAATTTGCGCGGCGAGTGCCGACAGGAAGTCGGTGGAGGTCTCACTGCCGGACTCACTCCGGAGCAGTGATTTGAGGCCTTTGCCCGCGATTGCGGTGGCCTGGCTTTTCGAGAACCCTGCCTCGCGCAGGAAATTCTCAAAATCGGGGAGCGACGGCAGGATCTGTCCGTCCGTCACGGTCTTGACCGCCGTCACCTTCGCCTCGGTGTTCATGGGCATGGTGACGAGGCTGATTTCGCGAAGTTCGATCTTCTTAAGCCGCAGGACGCCGGCCTTGTAGGGGTCGGGAGCGGCCCCCCCCTTAGGGATGGTGTAGCCGATCGACAGGCCGCCAAGGGCGCCATGCTTCAGTTTGCCATAGGCCCGCTGGGCGACGGGATCACCGTCGAGGATCAACTGACCGCGCACGAAAAGGCCGCGATCGTCCTCGAAGATATCGCGCCAGACACCGATGGGTTCGCGCTGGTCGTGCTGCCAGAGCATGGGGATGCCCCAGCCTTCTGCGCGGGCCTTGGCAACGCTCTCCCGGAAAGCGCCCGGTTCGATGAGATCGCCGCCCTGGTCGACATTGCCGAAGGTCGAGGCGTAGCCCTCGAACTGCCCGGTGTCCTGAAGGTCACTGGATTTGAGGGTCAGGGTGAGATGTTTCATTTAGGGGGCTCCGATGGGGCAATCGCTCCGGTTGACGGCAGCAATCCTGCCTGACTGATGGGCACGTTCTGCATCTGCATGCGGGGGATATCGCCGCCTTCGACCGGAGGCAGGTTTTCGAGCGCGCGGACCTCGTTGATGGTCATCACGCCATTGGTCAGCATCTGCTGGTAGAACGAGGCGCGCGCCGCGCTGTCGCCACGCAGCAGGCCTTCAAGGTTGAACTCGATGACAAGCCCTGCCTGCCGATCGGCTGGCGAGAGCAACTGCTTGGCAAGCGCCTGTTCGATGCGCTTCAAGCGCCTGCGCAGCGTGAACTTCTGGAACCCCAGTGTCTGCTGTTCGAGCCCGGTGCCCCAGCTGGTGGTCTTCTCGGTGTGGCCGACCATGAAGGGTGGCACGCCAAAGAACCGGCAGACCTCCTCGACCGAGAAGGCCCGGCTCTGCAGCATCTGGGCATCTTCCGGACTGATCGAGAGCTGGACCCAGTCCATGCCCCGGTCGAGCAGCATCGGTCGTCCGGCATTGATCGCGCCGGCAAACTTCTCCTGCAGCAGTTCTTCGGCCTGTTTGCGCTGATCTAGGGTCAGACTGTCGGCGGTCTTCAAGAGCCCTGACGGTCGCACTCCGTTGCGGAAGGTATCACCTGATGCTCGCTCAATTGCTTGTGCGAGCCCAAAAGTTTGACGGCCGAAGCTGAGGGTTGAGAGACCGCCCAGCGGATTGCCGCCAAAGCCCCGGATGTGGAGCATGTTGTCCTGGCTGACGACATTGCGAATGCCGCCATCCGACCACTCATATTCAAGGCTGCCGTCGCGCAGACGGCGCACGGTCATGAGCTCAGGCGCGATGGGGACGCTCAGCGCCACCACACGACTATTGCTGCCCCGGATGATCTCGGCATAGGCGTTGCCGCTGAGTTCAATCGAGGCGCAGATGAATTCCCAGAAGTCGACCGCAGTCTGGTCGGCGTTGGGGCTGTCATGCAGGATCCGGTAAAGAGGATGGTCAGTGGCAACGGTCCTTGCGCCGCCCCGGGTCCGGTAGACCATGAGCGGAAGCGAAGCGATCGTGCCGGCGAGCAAGTTGACGCAGGCCCAGGCCGAGGCGAGGCCCAGCACCGAGCTGGTCGAGACCAGCTCACCGGTGGTGGTCGTGCGGCCACCTGCGGCCTGCACCAGCCGTGGGTCAGTGAGGCCGATAGAGCGCGCGATGTAGCCGAGCGCCTTTTGAAAGAGGTTCATGCGAGGCTCTTGAGCCAGTCATCGATGGTGCCGGAGGTATCGC